GCGCGATCTCGGGACGGTCGAGGCTGTGGTCGCGGCGGCAGGGATCGATGATACCCTGTATTTCGGCTACACGGCCGCCTATGCCGGATATCGAGAGTTCGGCGCAAACGGCCAGGCGCCCGATGCGTTCGTTCGATCAGCTGCTCAGCACTGGGATTTGATCGTCAATCGGAATGCGAAAAAGGTTCAGCAGGCGTTCGGCCTGTGACGCCTTCCATCTTCATCATCAGAGCCATCTGAAGGTTGAACAGAGATAGGCGAGCAGCCTTCAGCGTATTGTTGCCAAAATCCGAGCCGCCGACCTCTGACGCAAGCATCATCCACGCGTTGTGAAGCGCTTCGTGGACCTGCTCGTCTGTAAGGGGCGGCTTTTCTGACATCGATAAGGATTTACACGAATGGCGACAGGTGTGGAAGCCAACATCTGGCTGGCTTTGATCACGCGCCTGCAGGCGTTGGTGTTCACCCCGGCCTTGGCGATCGCTGGTCCGAATGTGCCTTTCCCGGCTGCGGGTCAGACGAAGCCAAAAGACTACCTCGAGGTCACCTTCCTGCCGAACCGGACGATCACACGCACCGTTGGTCCGGGTCGACAGCAGCACCGGGGCATCATGCAGGTCACCGTCCACTATTCGTCCGGCACGGGGATCATCAACCCTCTGCAGATCGCCGACAAGATCATCGCTCATTTCCCGAAGGATCTCGTTCTCTTTCAGAGCGATATCCGCGTGAAGATCTGGCGCAAGCCATATGCAACCCCGCTCCCACCTCAGGACGGATCACTGATGGTGCCGGTCACCATCGAATACGAGAGCTACCACCAGTAACCCTCTGAAAGGAGAGACCGATGACCATTACGACGGCCACGGGCGCGAAATACTATATCGGTGGCACCACCGAAATTCCTTATGCCACCGGCGACGCTGCTGCCATCACCGCTTTCAAGGCCCTGACGTGGGTGCCGATCGGCGAAGTTGAGGACGGCGGCGAGTTCGGCGACGAATCCAACGACGTGACCTTCCAGTCTCTGTCCGACGGTCGCGTTCGCCACCTGAAGGGCGCCCGCGACGCCGGCACGCTCGACCTCGTCGTCGGCGACGATCCACTCGACCCTGGCCAGATCGCGCTGCGCGCCGCCGAGCAGACGAAGTTCATGTACAACTTCAAGATCGAATACGAAGACGCTCCGACGCCGGACTATTCGAACAGCGTCGACTACTTCCGTGGTCTGGTCATGTCGTTCCGCAAGAACGTCGGCGAGGGTGACAACGTCATGCGGCGCACCGCCTCGATCGGCATCAACACGGTCATCCTGACCGAAGAGCCGGAAGAGGCATAAGGAGCGCGCATGTTTGATCTCGACAAGTTTGAACAGGAAGTCTCCTTCAACTTCGAGGAGGCTTTCGACCTCGAAATTCTCCACCCGGTGACGGGCGAAAAGACCGGCCTCGTGGTGCAGGTCGCCTCTTACCGTTCAGAGCGCGTCAAGCGGGTGCAGCGTCGCCTCGGCAATGCTGCCATCCGCGAGGGCAAGAAGAACCCGAAGAAGGTCGGCACGGTCGAAGAAATCGAGGAGCGGACGAACGAGATCGTCGCGGCTGCGATCGTCGGCTGGAACATGACCAAGGGCGGCGAGCCGGTGCCTTGCACCCCTGAGAAGATCATCGAGGTCGTTTCGGATCCTCGCTACTTCTTCATCGCCGAGCAGGTCGACAAGGCCGCTGACGAGGATGCGACTTTTATGAAGCGGTCGCCGAAGCTCTAATCAGCTTCGCGATCGCCTACTTCTCGCCTCGCAGAAAGCGCGACGGGGAATACCCAGAGCCTGAAGAGGGCATGCACATCTGGGAATGGTTCTCCGACCTCCATAACGCCCGCCAAAGCGGTTTCGCCGCCAATCCCATCAGCTTCCAAGAGATCGAAAGCTTCTGTCGCCTGACAGGGGCGCTGATATCGCCTTGGGAGCTGTCGGTGATCCGCCGGCTCGACCAGGCCGTCCTTGCCGTCATCAACAAGACCGGCGGCAAGCGAAAAGAAGCAACCGAGTCCGATGCGGCCGCAACCAAAGCCAGCATCCGATCGGTCATGAAGAACCGCCGCGTGGTGAAGACCGAGAGGGAATGACAGATGGCTGAACTTGCCTCGCTGGGCATTGAAGTCAGCGCCAACGGTACCGAGAGAGCTTCGCGCGAACTCGCGGAACTCGCCGGCGCTGCTAAGCGCGCGGAAGCTGCGATGAATGGTCTTGCCTCATCCAAGCAGATGGCGGCGGGCATGGTGGCGACGGCGAGAGCAGCAAGTGCGCAGGCCTCCGCCGCCCTCTCGGCAGCAAAGGCATCTGACACAGCCACTCAAGCTGACATCAAGGGCGCGCAAGCAGCGAAAAATAAGGCTGCCGCAGCACTTGCCGCAGCTAAGGCTGACCAGGCCCGTGAGGCGGCCGCTTTCGCTACGGCGAAAGCCCTCTCGGACGAGGCCAATGCAGCTCTGAAGGCTGCCCAGGCTTCCATGAAGATGGCGCCGGCCAACCAGAACATCGTCAATGCGGGGAAGGCGGCCGGTACCGCGTCTCACAACGTGGCCAACCTCGCGGCGCAGTTTCAGGACGTTGCGGTTACGGCTGCAATGGGCATGTCGCCGCTCCAGATCGCTCTCCAGCAGGGTACGCAGCTTTCATCCGTCCTCGGGCCTATGGGCGCTGCTGGCGCGGTGAGAGGGCTTGGTGCGGCATTCCTGTCCGTCATATCGCCAGTAAGCCTAGTCGTAATTGGCTTCACCGCTCTGGCGGCTGCTGGATTGCAGACTGTTAATTGGTCGAAACTCGCCGCCTCCGGCCTGACACTTTTTGCGAACAACCTCGTGGCGATCGCACCGTACGCGGCACTTGCAGCTGCAGCGCTGGCGCTCGTGTACGCTCCGGCAGTGCTGGCCGGCTTGACTGCCTTGTCGGAGATGATCCTCGCCATCACCGCGAGGCTCCTCGGCTTGGCGATCGGTTTCGCTGCTGCGAACCCTGGTCTCGCATTCGTCGTGGGCATAACCGCCGCCGTCGCCGCTGCTGTGATCTTCCGAGACGAGCTGACCCAGTTGCTCGGCGTCGATATAGTCGGCGCTGCCAAGGATGGCGTGAACTACATCATCGGCTCGTTCGTCGCCGCCTTCGAGGATATCAAGTTCGTCTGGAAGAACCTGCCGAACATCGTCGGCGCTGCTGCCGTCGGCGCGGCGAATGCCGTCATCAACGCCGTGAACCACATGATCAACGGCGCGAAGATGCAGATCAACAGCCTGATCGCGGCCATAAACAAGATCCCAGGTGTCAACATCGGTGCGATGGACACCTCGGGCAGCACGATCTCGAACCTCGATAACCCCTATGCCGCTAATCTCGCGGCTGGGGTCGGCGAGCGCAATGCGGCCGTGAACGGCGCCTTGAACAAGGACTACCTCGGGGAGTTTGGCGGGGCGATCACGAAGGGTGCCTCGATGGCTTCTGCCAAGCTCAAGGAGCTGGCGAAAGATCTGACGACCGTCGACGACAAGTCCAAGAAGAAGGGCGGCGGCGGAGGGGGAGGCGGCAAGTCCGAAGCCGAGAAGTATTCCGACATCGTAGATGGTGCCAACCGCCGCATCGCCTCGCTGAAGGCTGAGCAGGAAGCGCTCGGCATGACTGAGCAGGCCGCTCTCGCCCTCAAGTACGAAACGGACCTCCTCAACCAGGCGCAGCAGCGCGGCATCACGCTGACCGCTGCGCAGAAGGCAGAGCTGGCCGGCCTGGCTCAAACCATGGCCTCGACCGAGATCGCCACCAAGCATGCGAAAGAGGCGATGGACTTCGCGAAGGAGTCGACCAACTCGTTCCTGTCCGATCTCCGCTCCGGCCTAGCCAATGGTGAGGGGTTCTTCAAGTCCTTCGGCAAGGCGGCTCTGAACGTCCTGAATAAGATCATCGACAAGGTGCAGAACCAGCTTGTCGATGCTCTCTTCTCAGTGGGCGGCACTGGTGGCGGCGGTGGTCTCTTTGGCTCGCTGTTCGGTGGGATCGGCAAGATCTTCGGCTTCGCGTCGGGCGGCTACACGGGAAACGGCGCCGCAAACAAGGCTGCTGGCATCGTCCATGGTGGCGAATACGTCTTCAGCGCCAAGGCAACGAAGAAGATCGGCGTCGGCAATCTTGAGAGTATGCACAAGGCTGCCAAGGGTTATGCCAGCGGCGGCTATGTGGCTCCTGTCCGGCCTGCAGCGAACTCGAACCGCCGTCAGGACGCCTCGAATGTCCATGTGACCGTTGGCGTCTCTGCCGACAACAACGGCAACCTAATGCCATTTGTCGAAAGCGTGTCGCAGCGCAACGTCGCGCAAGCCGCTCCGAAGATTGTGTCCACGGCGAACCAGCAGGTAGTGCCGACAATGGCACGCTACCAGAACGACACTGCAGGAGGAGATTATCGCAATGGCTGATATCATCGAGTGGCCATCGATGCTCCTCGTGCCTGAGGAGTGCCGCCCGAATATGGTGCCCTTCAGCCGCAGTGGCGGTAAGTCACTAGGTGGCCTTGAGCCCGTAGTCCGAACCGATCTAGGCTACTGGAACGTCGAGCTGACCAACGTGGCCGTCTATTCGAGCGATCATGCCAGGACGTGGAATGCCATTCGCCAAGCGCTGGGCGGGCGGGCGGGATTGGTTGCAGTTCCCGCGTGGTCCTTCGATGTTTCCCCGTACGTCTCTGGTCAAAGAGAACAGGTCGGTCAGGTTCTCCACGATGATGATACCTCGTTAGACGATGGCTCACCTTACGAGCAAGGCGCCATCTCGATTGTTTCCGATGGAGTAACGCCGATTGGCGCAACCATCATCAACCTGCGCATTATCAACGCTGCGCAGGATCTCGCGGGCGTCCGGTTTTCATACAACCACGCTCTTTATGAGACTGGCCGAGTGGTCGCGATAGATGGCGACATCTGGACTGTGTCTATTTGGCCAGGCGTCCGTGAGCTGATCCCTTCAGGATCGGACTTGGAGTTCGATATGCCAACCTGCCTTTGCCATCTTCAGGACGATAGGGGCATGGACGGTGGGCTGACACCGATCGAGTTCGAGCAAAGGAGCGTAAGCTTCGTCGAAGCGACCGATTATTGGAACAAGCTCGCTCTGGGGCTGGTCTGATGGCAGTCAATTCGTTGCGGGTGCTGGCTCGGGTGTTCCTACCATCAGGAACGATCCGGTTCTGGGATGGGTCCGGTGGGCCGCTTCTGGATTCCGCGGGCGACGTCTACCGCTCCTGCGTTCTCACTGAGGACGCCTTGACGCAGATCGAGGCAGCCATCAACGCTGAAGCATTCACGCTATCGCTCGTCCTCAATGGCGTGGATGAGGCGACGAGCAACGCTGTTTGGCAGGACTATCAGGCGGGCAACATCGTCGGATCGAAGTTCCAGATCCTTTTGCAGAAGTGCGACGATCGAGACCAGCCGAATGGCGATCCGCTCGTCCGCTTTACGGGGACCGTTTCGAACCTCAATTTCGTTGATCAAGCATCGGACGATGCCATCAGTTCGACCATTCAGGTCGATGTGGCAAACCGCTTCACCTTACGGTCGGTAACGAACGGCGGGGTTCTCTCCGATGTCGACCAACGGGCGCGGGCGAGGATACTCAACCCCTCGGCGCCCGACGACAAGTTCTGCGAACGCATGCCAGGATTGAAAGACCGAACCAGGCTGGGACCGG